TTCTCTTGCTTCCGCAAGGTCCTTCAGGCGTGAAAGAGCCTCTTGGAAGCGCCCTTCATACATAGCTATAACATCCTGTTCGCCTTTCATATAAATATACGCTTCTATTAGCGAACCGTATAGTAGAGCGTTAGACGCATATTGACTTAGCCATGTATATTCGTTGTTAGTCCCGGCTGTCAGGCTTGCGGGTCTATAATAATAGTGAAGCTCAACCCCGTAGTTCTGGTCTGGTGTCGGGCCTAGAATAAAGTTTGCCTGAACATTACCAGCGCCAGCGGTTGCTGTGGCATCAAAGAAGCCGTAATACTTAGGGCGTGCCTGTGTGGTTTGCGCTGGGTATGCCTCGCGGATGAAGTTCACGTCCTTCTCAATCAGGAACCCCTCATTGCCTGAATCAGTGATAAACATTGAGAACGGGGCTAGAAAGTCGCTTGGCGTGGAAAGATACTCATTACCAGCGGTAAGAGTAGATGTTGCGTTCTTGCGGAAGTTTTCTAGGTCAACATTAACGAGAATGCGGTCTTCGGCTGAACGAATGAAAACAGGCAGATTCGTTACGAAGCCTGTTTCGTCATTCTCTGTGAAGTCTTGTATCGCTTGCTTAAGCTCTCCAAATGTAAAAGACATCTAATCCTCACGCCAAAGGTGTTACAGGGCCTGCACTAGCAAGCGGCCCGCCACCGCTTAAATTACCCACAGAGGCAGTGCCGGATACGGTCACTGTATATGAGTCATTATTAACCTTTGTAATGCTATACCCCGTAGAAAGTTCCATATCACTTTTTGTGATTCCGTCAAACGGGTCAACATTACGAAACCTCACAGTGTCGCCTGTGTCACGACCATGATTGATTTCTTCTATAGTTATAACACTTGAACCTGATGCTCCGGTAGTGAATGGGTTATTCCCCAATAACGCTACAGCATCAGGCTCTGTTCTGTCTGGCCTTGCATCCCTCACAGACTGAGGGTCGTTTATGCGAAGCCTTCCAAGAAAGTTTTGAGGGTGGTCTGTGTCAGCAACATCTCTGCCAACACGAAGACCAGTCTTAACGCCATTACGCACCTCTGCAACGAGTTCAGTTAACTTATATCTAAACCCTGTCTTGTCGCAGATGCCGTAGGCATATTTCCCTCTAGCAATAGTCATCTATTAACCACAGCGACCAAAGCGCTTTCCTTTTGTTGCGGCGCCAGCTCCACGAACCGTCCCGCCACCAGCGTATCTTTTCATTTGACCACCATTCTTTGCGGCAATGTCGTTTGAAGGAATTGCTGGGCGGCGTTTTTTTGTGGCGCGGGTATCTTTTTTCATTGTGTCGGTAGGCAGTGAGTTAGCTTTCTTTGCGATGCTTTTTGCAACGCTTTTTGCCGCTGTAGCCCCTTTAACTGCTGGCGTAAAGCTCAACGCTTTTTTTGTTGCGTCAATCGCCTTACTGCCTGCACTTTTTATTTTTGATGTTGTGGCGTCATTTTGCTTTTTTTGAGACGCTGTCATGCGGCTTCTTGCTCTGTTTTTAGCCGCTTCAAAACCAGACCTATCCTCAATCTTCTTCTTAGACTCAGAACTAGGTGAGGTTGGTGATGCGCCATACTTACCCTGAACCTGCATAGAACGAGTTGCCGCTGTTTGCTTTTTGCGGTCTTTGTTCTTTACATCCATCATGTTCATCTGGGTCTTAGTCATACCCTTATATGGGTTTTTTGACTTAGCACCAGCACCAGCCGCCGCACCCGGAATCTTAATAGACTGACCAACACGAATCTGGTTAGCGTTCTTAATGTTTGGGTTAGCCGCCAAGAGAGCCTTCAGTGTAACGCCCTTTGACTTTGCGATTTGAGAAAGGGTGTCGCCAGACTTAACCTTTACAGGACCACCTTTTTTCATTGGGGAAGACATATCCTTCACCTTTTCCTTTCCGTATCTATATGCGCCTTGAAGCACCTCACTAAGAGCAGGAACATTCCTAGAACCCTCGCCTCTTTTTGTTCTCGCGGCACGACCACCGGGGTTCATCACTTCGTCTATTTGCCCAATGAGAGTGCTTGTTCTTTTTGCCTTGTCTCTTTCTCGCTGAGTTGGTCGCGGCTTTGGACCAGTTGGCATTTTCTTTTTTGCTTCTCCACCGCTCTTTTTCCTCACAACACCTTTGCCCTCTGCGTTCATTGGGTGCTTGGGGTCAGCCTTGTGGCTATACCCATGCTTCTTTCTATAATCTGCAAATGCTTTAGATTTGCTAATTGGCGCTGGCGTTTTTTTACCATCCATTCCGGGAGTTATTGTTTTCCCAGTTTTTTTGTCTCTAATAGATATTGGCATATTAGCCTCCTAAATAAAATGTGTCGTATGGCACGAACTTGATTGACGATGAATCTGAGTCTTCCCCAGCCGCTAATTCAAACTGGAACTCATACTCTTGCTTAAGCGGAGCCACACGAGCCGCCACTTCAGGTTTTTTCATGGCAATATAATATGCCAATCCAGCCACCAAGCATGGAACAAATCTTGGCGGAACATCCGCACTTGACCCTATCCCAGACGAGACGCCAGAGATTCCGCGAAGGCGGAAATACGATAGAGTATATGTGCTAACATCTGGCACAGGCCAGAGCGTAACATTGACAGCCGTTGCTTGACGGTCAACATAAATTTGAGAGGGGCGCCCTTCAGTGTTTTTAGCCGCTTGTTGAGCATAGGTAGAAACACTGATACGCTCGACATTCGTATCAATCTGATTCGTGCCTGAACCCGTCCTAATTTGGTGTTCAATGAGGTCAATAGTGTCCGCAGGCATACTGTAAGTTGCCGTGCCTGCTGTAAGAGATATAGTGCCACTGTCAATGGTCCAGAGATTAAGGCCACGGTTCTGCCACTCCAACGTCAATAGGTTGAGACTACGCCTCGCTGTCTTGAGGTCGTAACCAGTTGTCATCTGAAGCCCGGCGCGTTCAAACGCTTCTTCAAAAATTTCTGGTAAGTCTGGTGTTACAACAGCCATTACTTAACCTTTCTGTGTGGCTTCACTTTATTTCGTATCTTTTTAGGCTGGCTGACGAACTGCTTACCAGCCTTAGTTCCTTTTCTTTTAGCACGGGTGGTGGCCGCGTATTCCTTAGACGAGAGGGCTTTAATAGCTGATGCCGGAAGATAACGTTCACCGGTTGCTTTTGGTCCCTGTGTGGAGGGTTTTCCACTCTTCGTTCTCCACTTCTGCTTTGTCCATGCCTTAAGGCTTTTTTGCGATTTCTTAAGTGCCATTATTTGTCGCCCATATCATAATAAAGATTATAACACTGAATACTATAATGCCCAAGACGCTGAGAAAAATGATGATAAATTCTTCTATTTGCTTCTTTTTGCGTTCAGCTTCCTTTTGCCTTTCAATTCTTAGCTGGCCCTGTATTTTTATAACTTCCTGCCAAGCGCTAACCCCGTAATTCCATTGTATGAACTGCCGTAGTTCTTCCTCCATTTTCTCCGCCTTTTTCTTTGCGGCAAATGTTTCAAGCGCTTCCTCTTCTATACTTCCAAACTTTCGTTTCTTTGCTTTTTCGTGTCCCCGCTTTACTGAGTTGATGGCGTTCATCCACCTTCCCAAATCTCCTGCCATAGACTCGACTTCGCGGCCCATCTGAAAGCCCTTTACTATAGCCGAGTATGCGGTAGAGGCCACTCCAATTGCTGTCACCGGGTCCATTCATATCACCAACTCGCTCCCGATGGTTAATCATTTTTCCATTAGTCCTTATAGTTTCCACCAGCTTTTTTATAAGCAGATGCAAGCATTTGCGCTTTGCGAGCGCTCCATTGTCCGGGCCTGCCGCCTTTTCCGCCAGCCTTTATCTGTTCAAACAATTTCTTTCTCATTCCGGGCTTTGTGTAATTCCCTGCCTGATTAACCTTAGACTTGCCGCCAGATGCAAAAGAAAGGGCCTTGCCCTTCCTTGTGTAAGACCCCTTCCCCTTTTTTGGCTTTACTACCTTAGACTTAAATTTTGGGTCAGACAGGCTCTTTGCCACGGGGTTTCCGCCCCCCTTTAAGGCTATTGGTTTTTTGCGCTTGGCGCACATCATCTTTGCGGCTTTCATGCACATTCTCCCTGACAGCAATCATGTATAACTTGGTCGCATGTCACGCATTGCTCATGCCCATGAACAAACACAGTCTTTAAGTCTTCACCACATCTTGGGCATTTTTTGCAATGAACCCTCATTTTTGTTTTTTTGTCACCAGTCTTCCCGATAGGCATTGCAAATCCGCTAGAACCTGAAACATACATTTAAGCTCTCCTATTTACTTTGCGGGCTGTTCGAGTCCTCTTGAATGACCTATTGGTTGTTCTACTTACGGCTTTAAGGTTGCTACGGCGGTTATCTTTTGGATTCCCGTTTCTGTGTGCAACATCTTTTTTGTCACCCTTTTTTACTGCGCCAGCTTTAACCATTCTTGCACGAGCAGTGTTGCGGCTTGCCCTGTTTTTCTTCTGTTCTGTAGAAGAGTGATAATTTTTATACTCTCTCTTGTAGTTTCTTTTAGCAGTATTTGCCACGGGTCTTCCCCTTTGTGGCTATTCCGTCAATTGGGCGCTTGCGCTTTACCTTGCCGCCACCATACATTGGCGTAGCACCTTGCATACCAGCGGCCTTCATTCCGTCTTGAGGAGAGCGTTTGTTTTTTTGTTGGCTGGCAAGCATCCCAGCAATGCCGCCCAATCCAGACTCGCCTAACTTGCTAAACGCATCTGCGATAGGACCCTTGCCCTTCATAATAGAGTATGCTGGAGAAACAGTTTCAAGCAACTTTCCAACATTAGCTTTGATTACTGGTTTTTTCTTTTTCATTTTACTGCCTTTCATTTGGCTTTTCATGTTGGCTCTGGATATAGTCATTTAATCCAGCCAATAAACATATGGGATATAGAGCCTAAAACGCCCCCAACCCCAATCATAACCCAAAAAGCGCCCTTCCAGCGGTTAGCCTGCGCCTTAAGGTCTGACACTTCCTTATGGACGTGCCTAACCTCATCCTGAAGCTGAGATATGCGCTCTTCTAAACGAGCGAGTGTTACTTCTACTTTCTCGTTCATTTTCCGTACTTCTTATGCTTTTGGCTTTTGGGCGGAGACTTCTTAGAGCCGCCCGGCCCAGCCCAAAGTTTTTTATCAGCCCAATAGGCCGCGCTCATTTTGCCTTTGGCGATGTTTTTGGCGTGGCGAGCCTTGAAGGACTTTCGTGCGGCTGGGGAGTAGTTGTGTCCCATTGAAGAGTCGCCAAAGTGGATGAGCTTGATTCTCTCACCCTCTTTGGCAAGTACCATGCCCTTCTTGCCTGCGCGGTTCGACTTGCGCGGCTTGTTAAAGCCCGCAAACTTCGACCCTCTATACTCAATCCCACCTCCGGGAAGACGTTTTACACCGGGATACTTTGACGGCATCTAGCCCTCCTATTTATAAAAGAAGGTCGCGCTTGCTATGTTTGTATATGTCGCATGAATATCTGTTTCAAACAAAACTCCCTCATCAGGAATTGTAATATCACCTGTTGAGTTTGCGTGAAAATCAAGCGTCATAATGGCTGTTCCTGAAGCGCCGCCGTCCCGCAGAACAATGCTACCAGTGCTACCACCTGAATGATAATGGATTGCACACAAACGGCGTCTGCCGCTTGCAACTGTTCCCGTAGCTGTAACGTAGCTTACGTTTACATCAGAACCTGACATATCAGCCTCCTATTAAGCGGTTGCTGTTGCGCCAGTGTCTACACGAATCCAGTTTGCACCGTCAGAAAACACAAGGTTGCCACTACCGCCACCTGCTGATTCAGAAGCCTTCAGGGCGTCAGAACAAAATATGATTCGGCCAGTGTTGGCAGTAGCTGATGGGAGGTCGGCAAATGCGATGCCAGTAGAAGTGAAGCCATTGTTAGAAATAATTGGCCCCGAAAAGGTTGTATTAGCCATGAGGAACTCCTTGTCTTGGCTAGTGTCAGCCGCCCCATGCGGCTGTCAAGGTTCCTATACATTATACAAAAAGAAAGGGCGCCCCGGAAGACGCCCAATCTAAAAGTTTGTACCACAGTACAATTAGGCTCCGGGAGAGCCGTAGATGCCCAGTGGGTCTGAAACGCCGAAGCTGTAACGCTCACGGGCTTTGTAGCGAACATTGCCTGTGTCGAAGTCGCCATCCATAGATGTAGACATCGCTGTACGGACAAAGTGCTTCATGCCGTTTGGAACATCGGTAGTCAGGAAGAATGCATCGTTGTCAGTCAGGTAGTGATTGACGCGATATCCCTGAGAGATTGAACCGTTTGAGC